CCTGTGGATTGAGTTGTGTTCGTTACAAACCCAGTAAAAGCTCCTGTAGCGTTTACTTGAGCATTAATAAAGTTAGAAACAATATTACCTCTCGATCCTCCACCCACTCTATAAGTTACAAAGTAAGAAGCATTATATCCGGGATTTTGTCCATTTATTCCATCCCCAAAAATAAGTGTTGCTTTATAAGAATCATCATAAACAACTTGAAATACTTTATCTGAAGACCCAGAGGCAAAGAAAACATTCTCAACTTGTTTATAAGCAGAGTTGACTCCAGTTTTAGAATCTGTAATATAAACTTGAACTGATCCATCAATTATTGGAAATTGAGATAGGTTAATACTTTTAATAGACTCTGTTGCAGCAAACTGACCAGACTCGGCAACTAAAGCACCTTCTTGAAGAGCTAAGTTAGTCCATATGGCAGTAGCTCCCGTCCCTCCCGATTTTTCTGAATCTGCTAAAGAAATATTTCCAGTTGAGTTAGCTAAATCTATGGTTCCATCAGATAAAACTTTATATAATGTAAAAGATAATTGGCTTCCATCTTCGGGTGAATTAATGGTTATAGTTCTATTCTCAATTGGAATAGTCACTCCCGGTGTTCCAACATAATTTGTAACTGTATAACTAGCTTCAGCAGCAGAAGATAAAGGACCTCGCAATCTAACACCAATTAGCTGTAATAATTTTCTAACGGAGTTTCTATTTCTAGCAGTTAACAAAAAATTCTCATTAGCAAGCATATCAGCTTTTAATGACATGACTGCTCCCATATAAGCAACCAGTTCTATTAACATCATTCCTAGATCGGATTCTACAAAATAAGTATAATCTAATGGGTAAGCAGCTTTTATATAAGTTATTAATGAATCCCTTAAGGAAACAAAATCTGTTCCTGCGTAATTTATTAAATCCTCTTTAGCATCATTGCTAAGAGCAACTAATTTTAAGAAATCAGATTTATTTGTATTATTAAATGTCATTTTAAAACAACCTCTACTTCGAATTGACTAGATTGCTCCTCTTTCAAAGATAAGTACAAAACAACTTTCAACATATTAGATCCATATGAAGACTGTTGTTCCATATCAAAAACACCTAGTTTTAAAATCTTTACATCTTTTGTATAATTATTAATAGAGGTTACAATTTCTTCTCTGATTTGTGAGAAGGTTACCTCATCTAAAGGTTGAAATAAAAATTTTCTCAAGTTACAACCAAAGGAAGGAAGCATTACTCTCTCCCCTCTTTCAGTTTTTAATAATTGTTTTATTCCATTTTTTATATTTTCAAGTCCAGAAGATTTATTAAAATAACCAGCTTTAGCTTTTGATCCGATAGGAAAACCCAAACCAAACTCTTTTGGTTTAATTACGGTAGTATTAATAGCCTTTATAAATAAAGGCTGTGTTGGACCATAAATATTTACTGTTTGATTAAAAGCCATTTTATACCCTTATGTTCTTAAAGTATACGCTCTGGGCGTTGTAATTTTTAAGTACCTCATTACTATTTAGGGGCTTATTATAAAACTTTAAACTTCCTATGAATCCACGAAGACCACTTACAACACCTCCCCTACTTCCCCCACCCATGAAGTTACCATAGTCTGACATACCGTCTGTATAGCCTCCTCCGACAATCCAAGGGGTGTAGAAGGGGTTTAGCTTGTGGCCGTCCTGAACGCGTAGAGGACCGTCTACAGAGCTTGTAGAGTATTAAAAACTGTTGGTTTTTCTAAAAGAGGGTAAATCTATGGTTGAATATTTAGGAACTCCAAAGCAAGTACTAATTGAAGAGGTTGCCATTAATTGACCATCACAATAAAAATCTATTTGATCATTTTTTGGATCCCCAACAATATCAACTAAAATAAAACTAGAAGAAGCGTCTGCAAATTTCTTTGTTCCTATTCTAGTAGAACACTTAAACTTCATGGCATGGTAAGCAGTTTCTTCTGTGCATCCTGTATTATTTACCCAAGAACATGAACTTAAATCTCTAGCTTGAGTTGGAGCCATAAAAAAGTGAGTATCTCCAACAGAGTTGTCAGCATCTAAATCACTATAACCTAAATTCTGAGTTATTCTTCTATCTCTTGTAAATCCTATCACAACTCCTCTAGTTACTAAATCTCCTCTATCAGGTGCTAGATAATCTAAATCTAATAAAATACCACCAGAATTGGTTGATGAATATCCTGATTTCACACCCGTATTTTCATTAGCTAAAAGCACTCTAGTTAATGAAGAAGTAGAATTACTTAGCCACCCTGTTGTTGAATTATTTAAATTAGGAGCATGAACCCAACATTCGATTGTGAATCCATTTGGATCATATAGTAAGTCTTGGAATTCTTTTGTGTCGGGTAATCTAACAAAAGAACCTAGTGCAGAAGTATAAGAATTAATTACAGAACTATTCTTTACTATTCCATTTAAATATGGGATAGACAATCCAGAAACGAAGACAGAACTAGCATAATTAGAAACTAACTGTACATCATTTATGTTTTTACCAGTTATTGAGTTATTGATTTTAAAAACATTTGATGAAGGCTGAACAACTTCTGGTTGTAAGAAATTATAAATTCCAAATAAATTTTCTGTTACAACTGTGTCTGTTAAAGAATGCACAACTGAACTTGTTCCAAGTTGTGAATAAATTATATCACCAATTCCAATCTCTGGAACTATTAGGTGGCTGGTTTGTGCTGGATTTGTAGGTCTTACGGGAGGCAAAGCATATTTTGTTTCAATAGGTAAAACAATACCAGAAACTTCTGCTTGTTCAAAAATCAACTTTCTTTGTTTTTCAAACTCTACTCCAAAATTCAATTGATTTAAATAAGAAAAATCATTTACAGGAATCTCTCCTTTTTTGAAAGATACCACTGTAGCATAAGGATCAGTACTAACTTTTTCAAAAATATTTGGTGCTTTTACAGCGATTTCAATTTGTTTTTTTCTTCTTCGTATTTTTGAATTATGATTTTCTAACTCAGAAGTTAATGCTAATCTTAAATTTTTTGTTATTGAGTTTTCTACATTTCCATTTGCTGTAAGCTGGACTTGAAGTCCAGAAGATAAATCATAAATATGTTTGTTTCTAGCATCTAATAGATTTTGAAGAAGGGGGTCGGCTTCATAATGAGATTGTAAGAAAGTAGATTCATCTATTATCTTAGGGTCAAATAATGTATCCTTGTACTTTATGAAACTTTCTACAGTGATAGACTGTCCTTTACCGCCTAAATTTGGTTCATGTTCATATTTCCACTTATCACCATCTGGAACTATCTTTGAATTTATATTCACAAGAATAGGATTGATTCCACCCTTTTGTGAATCATAATACAAACCATCCTTAGTTAATAAAAAATATCCCTGTGTGCTCTCTGGTGGACCAAAAGAAAGCCTAAAAACAGGTGGTTGGGGAGTGTCATCAACTGCAAATCTTTTGAAAGTTGATCCACTCAAAGCGTCATCTAAATATGAAGCATCAGAGAAAACAGGTTCGAGTGCGGGATTTAATTCTCTTTCTGCTAGAATTGAATTTATTGTGTCTAAGGCTTTGTCACACTTGTCTTTAAAATTGTTAAGTGCATTAAGTTGCGCCTTAGCTGCTAAGTATTCTGCTTCTAGTTGGGCTTGAGTTTTTCCTGATGTTCCACCTTCAAATTTTCTAGCATTAAATAAAGATTCTAAGCATTCTTTTATTTTCTCTATTTCAGCAGCTATAATTTCATAGTTTGCATACAGTGCTGCTCCAGTTTGTAAAACTGCTTCAAATCCTGCTAATAAAGACCCCAAATTTCCTAAAGCCGCAAATGCATTAGATTCGTTTGATATAGCATTTATTTTAAATTTTAGAGTTCCAGTTTCAGTATCATATTCTATGATACCTGTTTTAGCCATTAAGTTTTTTATGTATTCATTAATTTCATTAATAGCTTTAGATCTAGCTTGTTCTATTTCATTAGTTAAAGAAATTAAAGTATCACTTGGCAGTAAAGCCAAAGCAGATTGAGCCAAATCTAATATG